CCCAAGGGGTAGAATTTACCCTTCTCGCCGTGACACTACCAGTCCCTAGGGACCGGCTACGCCACGTCGACCCAGCGAAGTTTCAACGAGGACTTCGCTCTCTCCCGGGGGTTGCCTAGGTGAGATTCACTCACCAGTTTGGACTTTAATAGGTCCACAACCTTTACTCCCTCAGTAAAATACTGAAGAAGGGAAGAGCCTTCCTTCGGCGGATGTTTCCGCTGCCGTACACAAACGGTTAAGCAGCGTACTTGCCTGACCATCCTGTCCTTGTCGACCCTATGACTTAACTTGGGCCGACGATTAAGGTGGTTAGGAAACCAACCGAAAGAGCCAGAACCGTGTGCAACATCTCGAATGGTGTTGTACTGTCCGAGACGCTCGACTGTCTTCTGTATGAATGCAGCCGTCCTGTACATACCTCCTGAACAGAGGTTGTTGTGGACATCCACACTCGATACAACGGTTCCTGGCTTGGCCTTCATCGGTGCATCCAAGATGCTAATGGTGGTTACGTTCTTACCATCATACGCATCAACCCCGCAAGACTCACGGAAGTTTCCTTCCAAGAATGTCTTGTCGGGATTAACCCTCAAACCGAGGGCATGAAGTGCATCGATAGTAGCACCAGCACAGTCTTCGGGAACAATCAAGTCGTCCCCAAAGACTCGGACTGTGTCGCATCCCAGTGCCTCGAGCGCTCGAGCCGATACGGTCAAACCCCTTACATAAAATAAGGAGCCTAAGCACACCGACAGAAACACCAAAGACTGTACCGGGAACGTCACCGCGTTTCCCATTGTGGAGAACTTACGCAGGCGCAAATGCCTGGGGAGGTCTCTACAAATTTCCTGTTCAACGTACAAAGAGCGAGTAGCTCTAAGCGCGTCAATGAGACTGGGGTTGCGTCTAAAGAGTCGCTCCACCAGCCAGCAGGAAATCCTATCGGAAGCACTGGACAAGTCAATCGTCCCGTGTCCTTTAGTATGGGAGGCCTCGAGTGCAAGAGATCCGTTGGCGTCTTGTCGACGGAAATCGACAAATGCACCGATACAAGACCTCCTAACCCGAGTGTACAAGAAATCGCGAATGCTTTGCTGGCACCATTGAAGCGACGTAGGCTCCGCGGCAATAAGCCTCGGTGTCTTAATCGTCTTCGGTACCGCCATAAGCTTGGCAGGAAACTCCTTACGGGTTTTCCAGTCGCTACTCTTGTACAATGACGAGTCAAACCATAGGCCATAGTTCGCAACAGCGAAATCAGCCATCGGAAAGACTTTGTCAAGCCTATCAGGCCAGTTGTCAAACGCATACTTAGACGCGCTAAACTTCCGGTCTGAAACCGCTCCGGGTCCATGCTTAAACCTCGCATCTGATGGGCTAAAGGGGCCCAAGCACGCTGAGATGAAATCAGCAACCTGCTGAATACTCTTCGCGTGTCCGTAAGGCAGATACGAAGCCTCAAAGCCAGGGAGTGAACCCTGGGCAGACGCTGCAAGTGTCGGACAATCCTCCGTTAAGGAGAGCTGCCCTAACTGTTCGGCATCTACTTCATCTAAGCCATCCCAGAGGGAAGAACCGAGACGAACTTCTTGGTCGACCTTTGAAAACTCTCGGACCGCAGCGATGCGAGCCTTGAGCCCACAATCCACCCTCAATTTCCTAACAGCTCCTAAGAGCTGACGGATCAAGAAGATAGCGTGTGGATCTGGGGTCGGTTTAAGCGTACCATCTAAATCGAAGACGCGTAGGATTAACCCCCGAAACAATTTGGGGATCATCCCCCCGCGCTTCCAGCTACCCATATGGGTAGCCGGTACACGGGTTAGGCGCTGCTTAGCGAGGCACACATCGAAGTGTTTTCGCCAAGCCGGCAAGACATCCAAAAAGAATCGGATGCCATGCTGTTCGATTGCGGAGCTCAAACGGGTATAATCCCTATCGAACTCCTTGGTAAGTGCTGGGTACTGCGAAGCGCAGTCTTTCAACAACGCTTCGTAAAGGCCTAGGACAAAACTCACGTAGCTCTTGTGGTCCGACATCGGATGACTCCTTTGTACGGGCCTCTACGGCTACAGTGACACGCCAGTCTAGGTGGGCTAGGATTCCCAGCCCATCAGCTTTGCCGCAATCCCACCAGCCTTGACCATGTAAAAGGACATGGCTTCAGACAGATCGATGATCTCCGAAGAGACACCGTTGGGGTCACACCTAATGGTGTAGGTGATCTCGGATTGCGATCCAAGTGGTATGGCCTCAGTCGGTTTCGTAAATCGCGTGAACGTCACAGTGTGACGATCATACGACTGCGTACCCGCTTTGACCGTATCCCGTGAGTGCCGCACTTTTGCGCGATACGTAACGGTAGTATCGTCCAAATAGTATTCGGACGAATACCCATCTTGGTTGATGAGCGGAAGGGTCTTTGCAGTCCCTCCGGATCCATCCAAAGTGATAACGAGCGTGCTACCGAGCATAGAGTTCATCCCTGGTTTATCCTGGGCGGAATTTCTACTTAAAGAATCGCTGTACAAACAGCGAACCCAGGATAGACAGTCGCCACATATCCACGAAGGGTATGTTGGCACCTGCGACAACAGACGAAGAGACTGCTCTAGTCTTGATCGTCTTCGTAAGTGACCCAGAACCGCTCAAAGAAGCGGACTGGGCAGCCGTAGCAGTTACGCTGCTAGATGAGTAAGTAGCCTCAGCTTGCGACATGAAACATCCTGTTCCATGCGTAGCCGGGACTGTCCAGGAGTGGGCGAGTGTGTATTTGCCCACATTGGTAAACCAACCGAGAAGCCACGTCCAAGGTATAACATCCCAAAGACCCTTAGCAAGGCCTTCAGGCGTTAAGCCAAGGACTAATTGTAAAGCTTTCCGGTTAGTACTTACATCATCCGGATGATAAGGTGGTAAGCTGGCAGGGTACCAACGTATAGTACCCCACTGCTCCCTCTTAACAAAGAGAGAACATCTCTGAGTCACAATCGCATTGGCATAAGTAGCCGTTTGGCTATCTATGTCAGTTTGAGTTGTGTCATCCGCGAACTTTAACCTACGCCGAATGCCTCCCTGGCTTAACTGAGACAGTTCTCGGCTACGCTTAATCACGTAGCTCTGAACATCCAGCAGCTTTAAGAGGTCATCGACCAAGGGTGCCCAACCAAACGAGTAGCCAAGATAACTGCTCGCCGCACCTTTCGGATTAGCTAGCAATGCCGGCTTGTTCAGAAGGTCCCCTAGTTGTTTGACCATCTTCGGGAGTTCTACGAGGTTCTGTATCCAGATAGGAATGTTGGTGACTGGTCGCGAAGGATTCGTCCCCGCTACCAAATCTAACATCCACCCGCTGGGTGCCGGCAACGTGACCAAACTGGCCAGCGCTGTCGGAGTTCCCAGGCAGTAACCGTCGTAGACAGTATGGCTATTGGACGTACGCGACGTGGGATAGACAGTCCCGCTTATACTCGGAAATGAACCCGAGTACTGAACGGAGCTGAATATCGAATCCACCACCGGGCGGCCATGAGTGTCAACGCAATCGTCGGTAAACGACTTTGCTGACGAGCTCTGGGTAGCCAGGGTATCGCCAAAATACGTGGAGACAGTTCCTAAACCAAGGAGCTTACTCCGCGTCCGATGACGAGAGACACGCGCCATAACCGTACCAATATCAGTGTCGCAGAGGGAGACCAAAATGGCGAGCCCGTTGAGCTCGGAGCCCCGCACTAGCGGGG